GGCGGTGGTCACAACAAAGGCAATAAAGCTGGTGCTGCAGGCAAAGATGCTGGAGCTTTTAATGGGTCTGGAGCTATCGGTGCTGCTGCTCAGGGAAGTGCTGGCACTACTGATCCTCAAGGTGGCGGCGGAGGCGGTGGTGGTGGAGCATCCCCAGCAGCTGATGGTGGCGCTGGCGGTACTCCTAACGGAACTGGTGGTAAAGGAGGAAAAGGTGGAAAGAGTAGATTTAGTACTAATTACATTTCTTCTTTTAACTCAACCAGTCTAACTTCTTTAGTTAATTCAAGTGGAAGTGTAAAATATAGGACAATTACACCAGCGATTGACTCTTTTACGACCAATAAAGTCACGATGATTAATAATGGAACTGATAGTATTACATTAAAATGGCAAACAACAGATGCTATTAGTGTTCAATTAACAGCAGATAATAGTGAAGATTCTTTTTTTGGTAATGTGTATAAGGATGTAGCACTTGATAATAATACAGGACTAGTACGTCAACCAACAGATGATCTTACTTATACATTAAAAGCATGTACATATGGTAATGTATGTGTAACATCGGCAATATACATTACAGTATATCAACTTCCAACATCTAATTTTTATGCAGATGACGAAACAATTACTATTGGAACTGGTGGAACTAATTTAGGATGGGAACTTACTGGTGATGGTGTCAATGCTGAAATTGATAAGGGCATTGGCGCTATTTTGTTAACAGGAACACAACCTATTAATCCCTCATCAACAACAACATATACATTGTCTCTAACTAGTTTGGGTGGTGATTTAGTTGATAGTGTAACAGTTACAGTTTACCAAATACCACAACTTCAGGTATCTTATCCTAGTAATGTTGCTTATGGTGTAGATTTTGATGTTGAGATAAAAACTAAATTTTGTAACAATGGGATTACAATGAATGTTAAACAATATTATTACTCTACTACTGGAACACTTACTGGTAATATTGTAGATATTTCTTATGATTTGGGAAGTGATGGATCTTCTGAATTTCAACCAAATTTTAGAGAAGTTACTCAATCAGTTTCTCCTGCTTGGAATGATTTTGGACCATATCGTCTTGACATCACTCTTGCTGGAGGTGGAGATGGTGGCGCTGTCAATGATAGTAAAACATTCATGGTTATTATTGATATGATGCCAGATCCTATTGTTATTCCACCCAATCCAGATGAACTTCCAGAATCTGATCCTGTTATTTCTCCTGACGAAACTAAGTCAGGTTTTATTGGATCTCCAGTTTTGCCTGTTGATGGTATAGATATACCTGTAGAGATTAGAGCAGATAAAGCAATCCAAGTTAGATTCGATCCTGATGATCCAGCCATCGATGCGAACTGGAAAAATTTAAGACAATACATCCCGTAAAAAAATGTCAGCAGCTGGTATTTGCATTTCTGTTATCGATGAGGCGCAAAATGGTACGCCTCAGTCAACTTATGATACTGCATGGAGCACTCTCAGGAGTAATTATCCTGAGAGAGAATTTTGGTTGCTACAACCAGGGGGTCCTAGTCGTGGAACTCTAAAAGTTCCAACAGCATATACGAATGACCCTATTGCTAATGGTCCTATTGCTGTCAATAGAGATGAGGGAAACGATACTCAAAGATCAGATTGGTTTAACATTTGTGATTTAGGCAATGAACCATCTGGTAGCGTTATATCTGTGTTTATTGACACCAGCGGCAGTATGAGACTCTCTACTGTTCAATCTTCATATGATCAGTTTAAGGTAGATTGTGCATCTGCTGGTATTGAAATTGTTTTTGATACTCAATCAGGTGGCGAACGTTGGATTATACCGCACGATAAAGATATTCCTCCTAGTGCTAATTTTTCAGTCGAAGATAGTCCCATTAGTTTAGGATCTGGAGAAGAAGCAACACTTGTTTGGTTGGTTTTTGGTGATGTTACTAGTGCTTCTATTGACCAAGGTATTGGTAGTGTTACTGCAGAACCATCTGGCAGTATTAAAGTACAACCTCTTGTCGATACAACATATACATTAACAGCAATTGGACCTGCTGGTACTACAACTAGAACAGTAACTGTTGAAGTAACTAGTCCTCCGCTACCTACAATTGATACTTTTAGTATTTCACCCTCTTCTCTCATTTATCCACTACAATCAACAGGAACATGGTCTGTCAGTGGTATTTTGATCAGTGATGTGTCTATGACATGGGCAGGAGGATCAAGTCCTGCAAGTAATATAGGATTAAGTGGTAATCAAATAATTGATGCTGATGCAAGTGGTGACGTAACACTTACTGTAACTAATCCATCTGGGAGTATTTCTCAGACTTTGTTTCTGAACGTTTATCAACCAGTTGTAGCTACAATATTTGCAGATCCAAATCCAATACCAACTATAGGTTCAGAATTTGAACTTTCTTGGGATGTTAGTGGTAGTGCAGACGCAGCATCTATTGATCCAGCAGTAACTTCAGGTGGTAATGTATTACTAGAAGGTGAGATTGATCTTGCCATAACACAATCGACAACATATACTCTGTCTGCTTCTGGTCCTGGTGGATCTGATACTGCTAGTATTTCTGTCATTGTATATCAGTTTCCAACTCTTACTGCTACATTTCCAGCAACAATTACATATGGTCAGCAATACAATTTACCAATTTCATATGATTTCGCTACAAATGGCGTGACTATTGAATTAAGATATTATGAGAGAGATCCGACAGATGGAACTTTATCTTTTAATACTCAAACTAGTACATTAAGTGGTACTGTTTCTGATGAATTTACTGGCGAGATTACTGCAAGTTACACAACTAATATTCCTTGGGGAGTAAATGGACCATTTAAAGTTGAATGGTACTTGACAGCAGGCGGTCAAGGGGGTACAATTAATACAAATTCTGCTTTAATTACTTGTATTATTGATAGAGAACCATCAGCATTTACTCTGCCTGTGACAGATAATGTCTTCCCAGAAACTGATCCAGTTTCGTCTCCACCAATTGACATAGCAATTAGCGATCCAATTATTATCAATAATGTAGATATATCTGTAGAAATTAGATCAGACGAACCAATTCAAGTTAGATTTGACGACGACGATCCTGATTTTGATACTAATTGGTACGATTTGAGAGAATTACTGCCTTCTACTAATACTCCTCCAGAGTAAACTAAATATAACAAAGGAAACACTGACTACCTCAGATGCCAGTCTATAATTTTTCAAATACTCCTCTGTATGTGGATGAGGGGCAGAGCATTCAGTTCAGATATCTAGCTCCTAGTGACTTTAACGATATTACTGTCGTTACAGTTGTAGTTGGCGAATATCAAACTTTATGGGTCATTGAGACATCTCAGGAAGATCTTGCTCCAGATGGATTTTCTTTCCAGGACTATCAACCTGCAATTGCTGGTTTATATTATACATACGCCCAAACTGGTGTACCTAATGCAACTGGTCCTGATACTGGTCTTCCTGTTGGTGGTGGGGCAACAAGTCCTGCAAATAGATCTGGTGAAGGAATTGTTAAAATTAGTGGATTGTCAATTGGTTCTGACGCACAATTCTCAGTATCGTCTAATGTAATTGATCAATCTGATTTTGGGTGGCGTGTTCGTGAAGCAAATGTTGATGGTAGTATGCCTGCCTCTACGCCATGGCCAGCATTTACTGACGGATCATATTACACACAAGTATCACCACCAGCACTTACGGTCAAGAATGGTGATGAAATACAAATATATGTAAAATCATCTATTGCTGCTGTTGATCAGAAGTCAGTTACTGTTAATGTAGGATTTGGATCTGCTATATGGGAAGTTACAACTGGGGCACCTCCTGCTAACGTACCAAATCCTCTACCTATTTTTGATGACACAGATCCTCTAGAGTTAGGTGCTTTAGCATATAGTAATATCGTACAGATATCTGGATTGAACACGGATGCTACCATTTCGGTTAATGGTGCTCAATCACAGGTGTTCGTTTCTAATAGTAACACTCAGGTTTCTAATATTATTGAAGGTGGTATTCAATACTCAGTTCTTAACAATGGTAGTGGATGGAATAGCACTCAAGTAGTTTCTAACAACCAATATGTTCAGTTAAGGGGGGTTGCATCGGGTGTTGTTGGGTCAACATTAACGGTTGGTGTTAGCATTGGTTCTGAACCTGGTGCAGCAACATGGAATGTTATTTCAGGTCAAGGTGTTGATAGTCTTCCTGGTATAATTTCATTTACCAACCTAATTAATCAAATTCCTGGTACGATCAATGTCTCTTCAAACGTGCAGACTATTACTAGTGTAACAGCTGGACTTCCGTTAAGTGTTTCTTTAGATAATGTTTCACCATCAACAGCAGTTGCTAACCCTAGACTGAGTATCAATGGTGGGTCGCCATCACAGATTAATGGTGCAACTGTATTTCTTGATGATGAAATTCAAGTTGTTTTGGACACAACACCAGATCTATTAGATAATACCCAATCACCTAACCCAGGTGTTGCTTCTCTAAGCATTAGTGTAGGTGATAGAACTAATATTACTTGGCAGATTGCTAATTGGTCTGGTCCTGATAATTTACCAGCATTCACGCCACTATCTAACACCACAGGATGGACTCCTGGTGGTAATGTTATTGTTGGACCCGTTGGTCTTAGTGATTTCAATGAAGCAATTCAGGGAGTTGCAACTGCTGTAGATAGTTTGGGTGGATCTCCAACTGTATTCATTTCTATAGATTCTGGTCCATATCTTCAAGCACCAGTCACTATTCAACCTAACAATACTGGTTCTGTAATTCTTGTTAGATTTAAAGTTCTCCAACCTGGAAATGCTAATGTTGATCCAGTACAAGGACTTGGTGCCTCAACAACAATTACATATTCTTTTGGTACATCTGCAACATATACAGTAACTCAGACAAATTATCTAGTTAAACCTATTCCTCCAGCATTCCAAGGATGTTGGTACTCTAATAAGAATGAATACTTTGATCAGGAAGGGTGGGAAGCAGCAGGATCACCTACTGCTAATGCACTATCTTACTATAGAGCACCAAAACAAGATGGATATTCTATTGGCACAGTTGTTCCTGTGACTAAAGAATTTGATGGTACATATGGAAATATTGAAGAAAGATTCCCTGGATTTATCGAATGTGAAGGACAAACTCTAAACATTGCTGACTATCCATTCTTATTTGAAGCACTTGGTGATCACTATGGTGGAAATGGTACTAGTAACTTCAAAGTTCCTGATTATAGAAATAGAAGACTGGTTGGTGATTCGGCAGTTGATGGTAATAGAGGTGCATCTGTTGCTGTTGAGTGTACATATTCTCCGACAGGAAATGCTGGTAGTGGAGAATTTACTATTCCTGGATCTTATGGTGGATGGTGGTTTATGGCACAAACTGATGCAGCTGGACCAGATCCACTAGAGCAAGTTATTGGAGGTGGTAATACAGGAACTACATCATTATTCTTCAACCTTGGAACAGTTAAAACATTTGGACTTCAAGATCTTGAAGCAGATATACCCTGGACTGTTTCAGGAAGTGCCCAAGGAGATATTGGTGATGTCTCAGAGACATCAACAACAGTTCCACAGCATGAACACTTAGTTCCTACAGCACAAACTGAAAGTCCATCTGGTGATCCTCTAATTCCATGGGGAGAATATGCATACTACAGAACTGGTCAAGCTGGTGGTAATCAAACACCTCAGGGTGAAGACGAACCAGATTCTGATGCAGTATATGATTGGTGGACTCAGTATGGTTTCGACAGCTCTGCAATGTTCATTGAATTTGATAAAGAAGTGGGTAATACTACAGATGGTGCAGAACTTAAAGATCTTCTTCCTCTGGGTCCCAAAGGTGGCGAAACATCTGCTACTTTTGGTAACTATTGGGGTTCTTCAATGTCTCCAATTAACTCTTTATCGCCAACATCATTATACTATAATGGTGTGACGGGAGCTGGAAATTTCCCAACAACTATTGGTGGTACTAATAATGCTACTGATGCAGGTGTCATTGATACTACAGAAGATTTTGCAAAACTTGACAGGTATGTTAGCATATATGCTAATGGAACATCACACGCACATAAACTTTCAGAAACAAATCCAATAGATCCACAAACTGATTTTAGCTTTGGTAATCAAATTGGACCTGGTGATTTTTCATCGAACGCAGGTTTTCAAACATTATTCACTGATAAAGTTACCTTAACATTCTTCCAGCAGGCATTCCCAGGCAAAGAACCTGTTGCTCTTGAATTGAATGAAGGTGCTTTTACTTGGAATAATGCTTCCAAACCAATTCCAAGTGTAGCGATGGATCCACAAAATAACGTTGCGGTGCCAACACCCTTCTACAAAGTTAAATATATAATAAAGGCATATTGATTATTAATGACTGAAACAATTACTCCGTATCGACCACTTGAGTTGATGCTTGACGAAAAAATTACTGATTTTGATTGTCAAGATTTTATTGGAGTGTGGAACAATTTTGTTCCTGCTTCATTTTGTGATCAACTCGTAGAATGGTATGAGTTCTTATATAATAAAAGAACATGTCAATATGATGGTGAAGACCAATACAAAATGTTTGCCGAAAACCTAGAACCATTTGGCACTACATACGGCGATCAAGCAGAAGATAGATTCCATAAAACAATTTCTCCAGGAGAACTTCAATATGGTTCTAATTTGAATCGAAAAGATACATCTATCATGTTGAATTATTGTAATGATAATATTACATATCAGGTAAATCAATTCCTGAAGTCATGTATGCTACATTATATTTCTGAGTTCGGACAACTTAAGCAAGTATCTATGTTCTCTTCTGATATTAAGATGCAGAAGACGCAACCAGAAGGTGGATATCATTTATGGCACTATGAAAACTCTGCTGGTACACATGCATCAAGAGAACTTACATGGATGGTATATTTAAATGACGTTGCACCTGAAGATGGTGGTGAAACTGAGTTCATGTATCAACGTAGAAGAATTCATCCATCAAAAGGAACTGTTGTTATCTTTCCTGCAGGAATGACTCATGTCCACAGAGGAAACATGCTACTAAACGGACCTGCTAAATATATATTGACAGGCTGGTACATCAAGAGTTAAGAAATGACATCTACCCCCATCCAAAGATATCCGTTGGTCCAGTTGGACTTGCTTAATGATACCGTGGCTATACCCAAGTCACGAAATCTTGGTGGACATCCAGAATTTGATTATGGTGATCCGAATTCTTTGGCTGATAAGTTTAATCAGGTTGACATTGATGACGAACTTAAGCAAGAGTTTCTTGCAAAATTAGGAGAATTTTGGAATACTGATGTTGATAAATTAGAAGCATTTGCATATTACAATGATGGAACTTACCTCTGTCAACGTAGAAAACAGAAGTTTGACTTTAAAACCGAGCATACTTATTGGGTTGACTATCAATTCAAAGGTGCAACTAGCGAACAGGCATATCAACTAGCACTTACTATTGAAGCAGTCTTTACTATTCAGCAGAAAGCAAAGGTCGAGAGAGGTTTCGCCAGATTGCAAAAAAGACTCAAGGAAGTTAATTACTTTGAGTCAAAGTATCTCAAGAGACTTAGAGAAAGAGGTCTCTTGCTTAACTCTACTGACTGGAGAGTTCTTCCCGATGTTGAAGATTCTTATGAAGGTGAGAAAGCAAGGTGGATTGCATGGAGACAAAAGATCAGAACTATCGTTATTCCTGATCCAGCAGTTTATGATGGACCTTTAGCATTTGCTAAAGCATTGTATAGTATGACATATCCAATAGATCCTAAAAATTACAAGAAATTGTATACTGATGGTAAATTAGATGATGGTGTTACTGATGCTCCTGCATTTATGGATCCCGAAGATGCTAATCAATGGACAAAATACGATGATGATGCATCATCTGACTTCTTTAATGATAGACTGATCTCACATCTAATCATGGCTAAGCAACGCAACTCTAGTAAAGTGCGAATTAGAAAAGAACTTTTAGATATGGTTAAAACTTTCGCAATTGAAGACATGTATGATGAGTTTGATGGAAGTTTCTTTATAGAGCAAAACGCAGGAGATTAATAAATGCTATACAATTGTAATGTTTTATCCAAAAATGAAGTTGAGCATTGTCAAAAACAATTTATAGAAAATAAATTAAAGAAAATACAGACAGGAGATCCTTTATACAAATCTAAAAGTGAAGTGGTAGCACAATCACCTCAATTTAGAAATTGCATGGACGTATTTCAAAATGCTGTCATCAAAAAAGGAGAGTTTAATACTGTCTATTTGTTTAAAGATATTTGTCCCCCAATTTTCTCGCAATATGATGAAGGAGACTTTTATCAAAGACATATTGATGAGTTAGTTATTGGTGGAATCAGAACAGATCATAGTATTACTGTATTCTTAAACGACCCAGATGAATATGATGGTGGAGAACTAAGAATTACTCTTGGTGATCATGTCACTGATGTTAAACTAAGAGCAGGAGATGCATGCATTTATCCTACTGGATGTTTACATGAAGTTTTACCTGTAACTAGAGGTAAACGTCAGGTTGCACTACTATGGGCGACAAGTGTGATTGATGAACCATTTTTAAGACATGAGATGATTACATTTGCAAAAACTATTCTTGCTCAATGTAAAAAACATAGTGGAGACGACAATTACTTGAGAGAATTTGTGTATCCATTGGAGCAGGTGAAAAATAACATTTTGAGAGGATATGGAAATCTTCAATAATATTTTTGATGATACAGATTTACAAATAATTTTTGATAAAGTACAACAACCAAAATGGCGATATGGTCACGGGTCCCATACTAATGGATCTGGTATTCCATTTTGGATCATGGAATTGGATGATGATGTGTTCTTCTATAAATATTGCCTAAATATCATCAGGGATAAGGTCAATCAACCTGCTCTCAATTTGGAACATGTCTATGCTAATGGACATGTATTTGGTGATAAGGGTATGCCTCATGTTGATTCCCATCATGATGATGGTGCCACTTTTTTATTCTATGCTAACGAGCATTGGGATAGATTGTGGGGAGGGCAAACTCAATTTGATTTTGGCAACAATAGATTTGCATCTGCGATGCCAGCAAGAAATAGAGCAGTCTATTTCCCTGGAAAGATCACACATTATGCAGAAGAAGTGTCAAGAACATTCACTGGTTTAAGAATCACAATCGCTTGGAAATTAAATGGAGCTAAATTCTGAATATAGAGCAACATACTTTGACGACTTTATTGGCGAAGCAGCAGTTTCTAAAGGTAAAGCTACTTTGTTTATCAGATCATGGGGTTGGAATAATACTACCGATGTTGCCGCAATTAATGCATCTAGAGAATTTTATAAACCCCTAATTCCTCTAGATATTTGGACTGCGATGGATCAAAGTGAATTCTCATTTGTAGAATGTGATGATATTAAAGAAATTTTGGACTGGTGTGGAGATACATTTCCTGAGTCTCAAGCAGGCACAACGGATCAGTCAAAATATATCTTCTACGCCTTGTATAATGCTCTAGGACAAATTATCGATAGTAACGAATGATGTTCCAAGAAGAACTTAACGTATCACAAACATTTTCTGTTTTGACAGGAGAGTACATTTGCCACAACGAAAAGATGTGGGCGTTGTGTACTGAAGTGCTAGATCCTGATGATGTTTATCCTAAGTTTATGCCAACTGCTGTGGTAGAAAAACTTAAGAATATCTGCTTGTATCAATTTGTAGATTCTGACAAGTTTATTCGCAAGTCCATGTCTAAATTTATCCATGTCTCGTATAAGGATGGACAATTATTGAAGGCGTCTACTAATACTAAGATACCACTGACATTTGCTTTTATTGACACAGCAGAGTCTCGTGTTGAGTGGCAAAAACTGACCTCAATTTTGGGTCTTGAGATTATTCATCTAGAAAAAATCAGTAAGATGTTTGATCTTGTATCTCCCACTGATATTTTTATTGATCACATCTTTTTAGATTTGGATGGGAATGTTACTGGTATATCTTGTAATCCAAATAGACTGAATACTGAGTATCTAAAAGACACTGACTATGGTAGAATTGCAAATGGATATCAGATAGATAAAAAAGATACTACATTCTTAGACTTTGATATCAATACTGATGGATCACTTAACATGTATCCAGAAATTACATATAATAGTCGCAATATTGCGTTCCCACATGATACCAGATATGATGATAGTGTGTCTCCAATTGGATATACACTAAGAGAAGGTTTTAAACCAGTTAGTAACAGACTACGAAATACACAGATAAGAGAGAATTTAATTACTCAACTTAGAGATGGACTGAATCTCATTAATGATGATCAGGCGACATGGTTGTTTGACTTATGTGATCATGACGATCAAAAGTTACATATTAGCTACAAGTTTCATGAAGATGGTTCATTAAAGGATATATTAGTACACCGAGTTGAAGTTGAGAATTTTGAGGTATGGAGAGCATAACATTCAAAGAACACATTGGTATTACAACTGGTGATGACACACAAATTGATTATCTAATCAAACTATTATACAGATCAAGAGACAAAGATCCCGATCAACAGGTTAGAACTGTTAGAAATGGGTGGCAGGTGCGTGACTTTCTCAAGGGAAGTCCTACAATCCACAATCTTGTGCCATTGTTCTACTCCAACTTATCAGAATATCTGAAGTTGTATGAACCGACTGATGGAATCCAGTTCAATATTAATAACATTTGGGCGAATATTCTTCCTCCTGGAGGATTCAACACATTACATGACCACCCTGGTTGTCAGATTGCAGCAGTGTGGTGGTTGAAAGCAGAAGAAAATAGTGGTGACATTCTTATACAGAATCCATTCCCATCAAAGAGATTGAGGGACTATAGAGCAATGAGAAACGTACATATCTTGGAGAGAATTAAACCAGAGCGCAATAAGATGGTTTTCTTTGACTCTAGTCTGATGCATATGGTGGATGCCAATAACTCTAATGCTGATAGAATCTCCATTTCAATGAACTTTGACCTATCCAATAAGCAAACTGGCACAGGAGGTGGACTGCCCGTCGTTCCTGTGGTATGATTAGTTCATCAAAGCGACAGACACTACATCATGCAACTCCGCCCCCATCAGCAACGTGCGCTTGACGCTATGCTGACTGCAAACAAGGGTCAGATCATTGTTCCTACTGGTGGTGGCAAGACTCTAGTTGCTATCAAGGATGTTGTGAGACGTTATGCTTCCGCAGAAACTCCGCAAACTATCGTTGTTGTTGCTCCTCGCATCATGCTGGCAACACAACTTAGTTCAGAATATCTTGAGGAAATAGACAATGCTAATGTCCTCCACGTTCATAGTGGCGAGACTGAGCACTTCAAAACCACCAAGTCTGATCGTATTAATCTATTTGTCCGCATGTGTCACCATGTTGGTGAGCATGTAATCATCTTCACTACATATCATTCACTCGGACGTATCATTGATTCTGGTATCGACATCGATTGCTGCTACTTTGACGAGGCGCACAACGCAGTCCAGCGTAACCATTTTGTTGGTGTTGCTGCTGCTAGTCTAAGTTCACGCGCATCATACTTCTTCACTGCCACTCCTAAGCATACACGTAAGTCTAATCGTGGTATGAACAATAGCGAGATCTATGGTTCTGTGCTTTGCAACGTGCCAGCACCTGAATTGGTTGCTGGTGGTAGCATTCTTCCCCCGACTGTCGTCCCCTATGAGATCGACATCACCCGTGAGAAGGGTGCTGCTGCTGCTACGAGCGATCGTGCTATGCTTCTGGACATAGTAGACTCCCTGCCTGCTGACAAGTCTTCTAAGATCCTTGTAGCGTCTCCTGCTAGCAAGATCATGGGTGCTTTGCTGTTTAAGACTAGCATCATGCACGATCTTCGCGAACGTGGTTACGACGTGATGCACATTACTAGTAAGTATGGTGCTTATGTCAATGACCAGAAAGTCAATCGTCAGCAGTTCTTTAACATCTTTGATCAGTACGGCAAAGATCCTAACAAGAAGTTCATTATCTTCCACTACAGCATTTTGTCTGAAGGCATCAATGTTCATGGTCTGACTCATACTATCATGCTTCGTAATCTTGACATCATTGAGATGGCACAGACTATCGGTCGTGTTATTCGTATGAACAAAGACGATGCCAAAGACATCGCTGATGGTAAAATCCCTGCTGGCGCTCTCGGTCTCTATCGCAAGTCTACTGGTTATGTGACAGTACCAGTGTTCAAAAACTATGGTGCTCAAACAATCAAGAGACTGCAACGCATTGTTGACACGATCTTCATTGAAGGTTTGCCTGCCACCTCCTTGGTGGTGTAATAAGTAAGTATGTCTCCCTCATTTAATACTATGAACAAACACGAAAAACGTAAAGATGCACTCGGACTTTTTTATGAGAGCGTTTTGAAACCAGATAGTAGACTTAGAGCATGTGCTCATAACCAAGAATGTTTCAATGAATTAATGGAATGGCGTAATGAAATCATCACATATCTAGATGAGCGTAGAAACCAAGAGTTTTCTTCTTGATAAGGAAATACATACAAACTATAATAGAGGGTGCTTACAGCGTCTTCTAGATCACTCTCAGGAACTTTAAATGACAGACAACACCGAATGGTCAGCAGAATATGCAAAGCAACGCAAAGATCGTATGCAAGAAGCGATCGACGATTATCTAAACGATGAAAGAGTATCAGCACGACAAACATATGAAGAAATGCTATCTTGTGTTGACGATGTGATTAACTACCACAAAAAGAGTATGGATCGTGCAGTTGATCTGAAATCTTTTATGATGGGACATCGTGAAATAGAATTAATCACCTGTGTAGATGGTATTGATCCTACTTTGGGTCGTGCTGAATTCTTAGCAGAAAAAAAAGAATGCGAAAGACAATTCAAGGATATTCCTGAGAGATACTGATGGAAGAGAATTATCTACTGCTTCGTAACTTCTTATCATTCGAGCAAGCAACATCAATTGGTAATGAGATGCTTGACTTTCATAAAAAATATCGTTGCCAGATGGATGAGGTTGGAAGACCATATGTAAAAGACTTTGTTCCTTGCTTGGAACTATTGTGTATGCAGGCATCCACACTATCAGAATTGTATGGTGAGATATTACTACCATCTGCATCTTTTACTAGAATATACTATCATGGACACAATCTTAAGAGACACGTAGATAAAGATTGTTGTGAGGTTGGTATTACTACACATCTGATTGGTGACTCTGGGTGGCCTATCTGGATCAAGGATAAAGATGGAAATGATAAGGCATTTGAACTAGATCGTGGTGATGCGATACTTTACAAAGGGTTTCAAGCACAACACTGGCGTGAACCATATGAAGGTCAAGAATATGTTCAAGTGTTTAACCATTATGTGAGAAGCAGAGGACCAAAGAATCACCAGTATTTTTACAATAAAGGTGAGGGAAGTATTTGGCAAAAATGGATTCAGCGTTACAATAGATGGAAAACCAACTAATCAAAGAATTCATATGTAAAGATGAAGCGATTGAGATTGGTAAAGGTTTCATGGAGTTTGCCAGATACTTTCGTATCCCTGGTGATAACTTCAATGAGATCTACTACACTCATGCTCTCCTCAATTATAATCCAGCATTAGCGATTTTGTGTGATAAAACAGCACTGATCAATAAAATGACTGGCACACTATGTTATCCAACGTATGCATTTATTCGTGAGTATCAGCATGGCGAAGCATTGCCACCACACAAAGACAGACCAGAATGTGAGATCAGTGTTTCGTGTCATCTCTGGGGTGATGAACCATGGGATTTGTCAGTGAATGGACAAAATTACCTGTTGCACCCTGGTGATGCTGTGCTATACTATGGATGTGTTCAAGAGCACTTCCGTAAACCCTATCACGGACAGCACTACGTCTCTATGTTTCTCCACTGGGTAGATTCTAAAGGCAAGTATGCCGATAGATACTTTGCGAAGCAATTTGTCACCAACCCTACATTGGGTAAATTCATCAAACGTTACAACAAAGGAGCATGGCGCAATGTGGTCACCTAAGCGTGAAATCAGTCTTATCAAAGAGTCACTAAAGAAAGAATACCTCTATGATGGTGAAGAACTACGCCGTCTCAAACGTCGCCTAAAAGATCTTCGCGCTATTCATTATGATATGAATCGTGGAAATGGTTTCGGCAATGGTGGTGCTCCAGTCATTGATATGACAACACAAGGTATGCAGACCCAAGCAAATGAAGCAGTCAAGACTCTAGATCAACTAGATAAACCATCATTCTAATTCAAACGAATATGGCACATAGTCAGGATGCAGCAGATGCTCTAACAAATGAGGTAAAAGACCTCGTAAAAGATCTTCAGGATCGTAATGGACAATTGGAGAAAAAACTTGACTCCTTGTCTGATTACATTAAAGAACTGCATCAACAAATGGATGACATGCATGACAAATTCTACGATGTTTGAGTTACTTCAACCTGTTGAATATCGTGGCACTACAGGTTACATTAGCTTCATCAGTGAATATTACATTAGTATTTGCTTTATCGACATCCCACTTCCTGAATCAGCACACTCAAGGTGGGGTCGTCACTATGTCAATTTGATCGTTTATCCTCAACACCAACATGAAATACGCTGTTGTTTATCTGAATCACAAGAGAAGCAAGAAGACACGCCAAGAAGCGATCTTTTACAATTTGGACGACGCATCGCAATGGGAGCAGCACATAAACAGAACACTACACGTAAGAACTGACATCATCCCGATCTTCTCGGACACTTGATGAACTGGTTGGGGAGGGTTGACGCCCTCCCTTTTTTATGTCATAATACTTGTATCGAATCAATCACACATGCAAGTTTCAACTATCTCAGTTGCCAAACGTGTTGGTAAGTTCACAGAGCACACCAATCCTAAAGTCAAAGCACGTATCAAGGTTGAGTGGGATAAGTCTGTAGACAAGGTAACACTTAAAGATAATGCTGGTCGTGTTTATCTTCTGTGTGTTAATGGCGTTGTCATGAAGATTGGTGGAAGTCAATGTGAGGGTGGCATCAAATCAACCATGGGATTCTATTGTGGTGGCACCACTGGTCGCCCATCAATTCGTACCTTTGGTATTAATCAATATGTGTGGGATGAGATTCAAGCAGGTAATGAGGTTGAGATTTATATGATTAACTCTAAGCGTGTGCCAGCACCAGTTCAAGGATTGTATGACATTGAAACTATGGATGTTGCCGCATTCAAGGAGATGGAGAGCAAATGTGTGAGTGATTATGTTACAATGGAGGGTAAGAACCCCGCTTGGAACATGCAAGAATCAGCGGAAGCGTGGCCAACTTACATCCAAGAAGCACATCGTGAACTATTGAAGAGCAAATGAAGACACCTATTCGCTATGCAGGCGGTAAAAGTAAAGCATACAAGATCATCACGCAACAATTACCTGAGACAAATCGTATTGTGTCTCCATTCATCGGTGGTGGTTCATTAGAATCACGCTGGTCAACCGAATTAGGTAAGGATGTCATTGGTTGGGATGTATTTCCCGCGCTAGTAAACTTCTGGGTAGTTCTATTGAACCAACCAGATGAACTAGCAGACGCTCTACAACTCATTGAACCAACCAAAGAGAAGTATGCTGAGATCAAAGAGCAACTAATTTGTTGGGATTACACTCAAGAAATGCTCAAAGACTGGAAGACAGAGTATTACAAACGTGATCCAATCCGTCTTGATAACATCACTTCCGCAGCATATTACTACTACAATCACAATCTATCCTATGGTCCGATGTATCTGGGGTGGATGAGTAAGATCTACCAAGATCAAAAGAAGTGGGACACTATGGTCAAGAAGATTCGTAACTACAAGAATCCAAATCTTAGTGTGTACCAGTCATCATTTGAAGATGTTATATCTTCATATAATACTGACTTCCTGTATCTTGACCCACCATATTATCTCAAGAAAGATAAGGATAACAAGATGCTCAAGGGCATGTATCCAAATTGTAACATTGATGTCCACCACACTGGGTTCAATCATGCTATACTGAGAGACCTGCTCCACTCACACAAAGGTCCATTCATTCTCTCATACAACAATTGTGAGACCATTCGCGAGTGGTATGGTGACTTCGAGTTACACTATCCTGAGTGGCACTACTCTTACCAACTAGGTGAGACACGTATTGGCGACAATCGTATCGCCAATAAAACTGACCACACCAAAGAATCACACGAAATCCTTATTATCAAACGATGAACAATTCCACATTCGATATTGACGCTGCTGAAGTTCTTGAGTATGATGAGCGTATGAAAGCACTACATATGGCAGAATATTACTTGCCGAGTAATGAAATCCATGAACTCCTCCCCGAAGATCTCCTCAGTGAATACTGATCTTATCAGCATTGAATTGACAGCAGGTGAGATACAATTTCTCATCGATTGTATGTGGGGTCATACCCGCCATGATTCTCAGGCGCTAGCATTTAGATATGGCGTCAATGATGTTGATTTAGAAAAACGTCTATCTCATGTTGTTGCAGACAACGCAGCAGACATCACCAACACTTAATAACCACTCTTATGTTACGTTCTACACTTCTCGCATTACTAACTGCATTCAGTTTAGGTACTGCATCACATGTTCTCGCCAACGAAAACAAGATCACTCAAGGATACAATTCCATGGATTCTATGGGGTGTATGTTGTTAGGTGAGTGTACTGATGGTGTGGTGAAAGTATACTCTATGCTTGATATCTCATCGAAGTATTCTAATACTGAAGAATTCACTGGTATCACTGGTGAGTTTAATAATATGATTCATTCACTCAATCAAATTGGTGTGAATGTATTCCTTGCTGATGAGAAGTATTTCCCACATGGTCATCGTGGTGTCTATCATACAGTCAGCAACAACTTCTTCCTGAATAAGGACTACATGGGTAAACCAGGTACTCTTATGATGGTGATGAGACATGAAGGATGGCATGCAGCACAAGATTGTATGGCAGGTACTATTGATAACTCACTCATTGCTATCATCATGCCAGAGGATGAAGTTCCTATGATCTGGCGTGTATTAGCAGAGCGTACATATCCTAAGTCAGCATTACCTTGGGAAGCAGAAGCAGGTTGGGCAGGTAGAACTGAAAACATGACAATGAATGCTCTAGCAGCATGCGCTGGTGGTAATATGTGGGAAGTATATGAACCAACTCCCTTGACACGTAAATACTTAGAGATAAATGGTTACATTGAATGAGTATGGATAAAGTTAAAATATTAGACAATGCACTACCAGTAAAAGCATTTGAATCACTACGTGATCTTGCATTTGGTGATGATCTTATGTGGAACTTCTCCAATACAGTTGCTTTGAGTGACAAAACAAGAGCGAAGAAGTATAAAGATGCTCCTGATCCTGATGATCTAGAGTATTATCATATTGCTAAGATCTATGAAGCTCATCATCCTTTGTCTCCAAACGTTAAATACGTAGAACCAGTGCTTCGCTTTTTACAAGTAAAAGCACTGATCCGCGTTCGTTTTGTGATGTATCCTAATCATGGGAGACAAATACATCACACACCACATCGCGATTATGATTATGAGCATAAAGCGGCATTGTTGTATTTGAACACTTGTAATGGTTACACTGAATTTAAAGATGGTAATGTAGTCGAATCAAAGGCAAATCGTTTTTGCCTTCATGATGGTTCTGAACTGCATAATAGTACAACTTGCACTGATGCAAAAGTGAGAGCATTATTAGCAATCAATTACTTTTAGCAACATGGCATGGACATTAACAATAGATGAGGATGGTATGATCACTCTTCCCGAAGAACTCATTACAGAAATGGGTTGGAAGGAAGGTGATGAATTAGACTGGTATGACAATGAAGACGGATCTTTTTCTCTAAGAAAACATGGCACGAACACAGAAGAAACTAGAGCAAAATCTCAAAACCCTAACATCAACGAAGCCTCGAAAGAAGACTGGGACGACTTCTGGTACAACAACCAAGAAACAGAAGAGTAACAAACTTGAGGAGATAAAGTTCACACGTTCGCGTGATATGAAACTATTTCCACATCTCGAATCATTCCCTTGGCGATTAGATGATCGTAAAGAGAAGAAAACTGCTTGGTTTCAGTGTTATGACCATGCTGAGAAATACATTCGACGCTACAATCTTACCAAACTACAATACAAACTACAAGAGGCAGCAGTATGAGCACTAAGAGTCGCATCACTGAGAAAGGTGACATGTGGGAATGGGAACATTCACCTGAAACTGAAGAAGCACTGAAGAAATTACATCAGGATCAAAAATCTATCAGTGAATTAGAACAGACAGCACCAGATTATGGCGTAGGTAAATGACCACATTATTTGTTCTGATGTTTATCTTATTGCTGACAATAGCGATGGAAATGACATGGGGAATAAAAAAGCATAGAAGATGAAGACTAAGTACGATCATGGTGGACTACTACCAATACAATCAACTAACATACTACGTCTAATCAGTGAACTCGAAGGATCATATCAACTACTCAAGTATCATGCCTTTGATGATGACATGCATACACTAGATGAAATGAAGAAACGATACTACAAACTATACTTTCAAACATCTAAACAAGAACGATTGAATGACTCCAACAACAACAAACACTAACTGGTTCACACATACATCAGACAAACCATATGATAGACACCATTACAAAATAGTCTTATCAGATGGTAGATTCAAAATCTTTGAAGACTTTGAACATATGAGAGCATACTGGATGCAAACGACTCAAATCTATGGTCTATCTCATGTAGAAGTATTAGACATTACACCTAAAAAACGCAAGCGCAAATAACGTGTGCCACTGCGCGTAGTGTCCACTATTGTGGCACAGCACCCCAAAACCATGTATATTAAGAGAGTCAAAGAAACGCACCCCATGCAACTCACTACACTCGTCACCACCG